CCTGCTGTAGCAGAAGAACAAATACCATCACCTACCTCGATGTTTCCACCAGCATTATTAACAAGGATATGGCCATCACCTAAAACTAAGGCTTGATGTTCGTTTGTTTGACCATCTGGACCACCATTCATTGATGCACCATATGCACCTAATACTTTCCTAGAGTTAGCTGATTGAGTTTTCTGTACTTTATATCTAATTCCTCTTTCAGTATTAGCACCGTTCTTTTGAGTGTATTGAATGCTTATTGTTTCTAATAATGTTCCATAAGGATAAGCCATCGAATCATCTGATGGATTATCAGCATCTGGAATTATGCAAGGGTGATGGGCTGTAAAGGCTCCCCAGGTAACAGTTCCATTTATAAACGTTACATAACCTTGAACTGTTGCATCACCATCAACGATGGCCATTGCATAGTTTGTGCTAGTAGGATCGTCTTGACCACAACGGCAATATATCCCATACCTATTGTTACTATTGCCATCGTTAAATACTTCTAAGCCATAATTATTAGCTAAATTTACATCCATCATAGCCCGTCCAGTAACCGTTACACCAGTATTTGTTGTCTCAAGCTTCTTATTGCCATTATGGAATAACTCTACGGCTCCATCATTGTTAATAATTATACCTTCTTCGGCTGTCTTTGGCCTTAAATGTATGTCATTATTATGTTGAGTTATTATTAAAGGACCAGTAGTATTTGCAATATATGAGCTAGTTCCATTATGGTAGATTTGTAAATCTTGATTATCTCCCCAAGCAGATTTATTACTATCGGGAGTAAGATAAGCCCAGGTACCATCACCTATAGAGGAGTATCCACTAGATGTAAAACCATAACTTGTTGTCTCAAAACGCTTTACGCCGTCGTAAAAGAGTTCTACGGCTCCGTCAATATTAAAGACAGCCATATTCTCAGAAGTACCTTTATCAATAGATACTGCTGTTCCATTTGATGTTAAATGAAGATTACCTGTCCCTGTATCTTGAATGTAAGAATTATTGGCATTATGGTAAATCTCAAGATCATTATCTGTCCCAAATCTAATCTTCTCATTATCTAAGAGGTCGATTGGAGTCGTCAATCCTCTGTCATCTATTTTTGTTAATGCCATAGTTATTTAGCCTCCAATGCGGCTACTTTTGTTTCTAGTGTTTCTATTTTTGTGATTGCTTCCTGTAAAGCAGCAGTTAATAAGGGTACAAGTTTTGATTGATCTATACCTTGCATTTCAGTTCCATCTTTCTCACCAGTAATTGCCTCTGGTACAGCAGGTGTAACTTCATGTGCAAAGAATCCGTCTACTGTAGTATCAGGATCAACTTTAAAGTTAAACTTATATGGTTTTAATGTTTTTAATCTAGTAATGCCATCAGATATTGCTACTTCGTTTTCTTTTAATCTGTAATCAGAAGATGTTGAATAAGTAGTTGATGACCCATTGGTTCTTATATAACCAACTCTAGCCTGAGAACCATCAGTTCCTCTAAAAAATTCATTAAAATCGTGATCTCCAGTACCAGGATGTTTATGGATAAATTGAGATACATTTCCAACTATTCCGCTTCCTGTAGTACTTGAGGAATCAATATTCCCAAACAGTACACCCCCAGTATATGTAGAAACCTTCTTACTACCGTCGTAATGTAAGGATACAGAAGACCCGTCTTCACAACGTATATGATTATTATCGTCTGCGTCGTTTATATAGACATAGTTTGATTGTACTTTTAATGTACCGTTAGAAACTATATAATTCTCATTGTTGTAATGATACAGTTTCATATCATTACTAGCACCAAAAGCTAAGGTACCTAAATCAGGAAAATTAAGACCATCACCATAAGTACTACATTTTAAAGTTCCGTCGTAATAGAGTTCTACGGCTCCGTTATCTATACATCTAATAGCGGTTTCTTCTCCATCAGAATCCCCAACTTCTATAAATACATCACGACCACCTTGTATGTGTATATCTTCAGCACTACTACCAGTCTGAATATATAACATACCATAACCGTCATGTTTAAGATATGAATTAGATCCATCATGGTAGATTTGTAGATCATTTCCAGCACCAAACTGAGCTTTAACAGTATCTCCAAACTGTAGAGCTGCATCTAATACTTCTATATGTTCAGCACCAACTGCATCATCTGCAATCTTTGTACCATCTACAGCATCAGCTGCAATCTTAGCTGTAGTAACTGCAAGGTTCTGTATCTTAGCTGTAGCTACTGTATTATCACTTGGAGTACCGATAGCTACCGTTGATCCAACCGTGATGATAAAGTAAGGAGAACTAGTAGCAGGGGCGGCAGAGAAAACGATAGTAGAGCCATTAATTGCAAATCCTTCAGAGGGTTGCCCTGTTCCAGAGTTAGGTTTCTGAACGACTCCATTGACGCTAACAACAAGTTGTTGAGCACTAGATGGTGGGTTAGAAAGTGTAAATCTATAAGCTGATCCATTGAATGAAGCTGAGTTACCACCTGTACCACTATAACTTGATATAGTATTAATGTAGAAGTCACCAGTAGACGATACCTCTTCCCATTGAGAATTGGCAGTACTATAGACCATCATCTTTGCATTAGAAGTATCATACCATAAGTCACCATTATCTAAAGAAGAAGAAGGTGCAGAGGATGCTACTCTATATCTATTACCAAAGTCGTTTATATCATTACTTAAATTAAGTATATCTGCTTCTTTAAGTGTAGCTTTATGATAGTTATATACTTGACCAGAGCCAGTAGAACTAACCATAAACGAAACACCAGCATCAACAGTTGAACTGTTAAAGTTGGAAGCTATGTTATTAATAGTAACTGTTGTACCGCCTATAGTTCTACCTGTAGTACTAGTACCAGATCCATTAACAACTATACCTCCAGCATCAGCTATACTAATAACTACACCTGCGGAAGGTTGAGTATTAGGGAATGCTACTTCTGTTGCTATAACTTCTAATCCACCAATAGGTGCGATTTGAGCAGCAACATAATCAACAACAGCTCCACTAGTAGGGTATGCGGCATCAGTATCTGATATAGTAGTTTCAACAGACTTACCATCGACCACCGTATTAATTTCGGCAAGAGTCGCAGTAAGAGCAGTACCACCTGCCAAAATAGATGCAGTACCTGACTGCATACCAGCAAGCGTTGTGAGTTCAGCATCGGCTATCTTTGCGGTTGTTACAGCATTATCTGCTAATTCACTTGCAGTGACTGCACTAGGAGCAATCTCAGAAGTTCCTACAGAATTTTGTACAATTTCATCAGCTCCTACAGAATCTGAATTTAACTTAGCATTAGTAATAGCATTATCAGCTATTTTAGCTTGAGTTACAGCACTAGCCGCAAGTTTATCTGTAGTAACTGCACTATTTACCAATTCAGCAGTACCTACAGCATTATTATTAATTTTAGCATTAGTAATGGCATCATCTGCTATCTTAGCTTGAGTTACAGCACTATTTGCTATCTTTGCTGTAGTAACAGCAGTAGGTCCAAGTTTATCTGTAGTAACTGCACTGTTTACTAATTCAGCAGTACCTACAGCACTATCATTTATTTTTGAATTATTGATAGCGTTATCTGCTATTTTAGCTTGAGTTACAGCAGAATTAGCTAAAGCTGCAGTACCTACAGACGTATCTATAAGCTCATCAGCTCCAACTGAATCATCAGCTATCTTAGCATTAGTAATAGCATTATCAGCTATATCACTAGTTACAATTGTACCATCTACTATACTAGCAGACACAACAGCATTAGATGCTAATTTAGCAGCTGTAACTGCATCATCTGCTATCTTAGCACTAGTTACAGAACTATTAACCAACTCAGCAGTGCCTACAGCATTAGTGTTTATTTTAGCATTAGTGATAGCATCATCTGCTATTTTAGCTTGCGTTACTGCACTATCTGCTATTTTTACTGTTGTAACAGTATTAGATCCAAGTTTACCTGCAGTAATTGAACCATCAGCAATATGTGAAGTATCTATACTACCATCTACTAATTCTGAAGAATCAACAGAGTTAGCAGCAAGCATTGTTGCAGTAACTGTACCAGTATCTCCAGTCGTTACCACCGTACCTGTTACGTTAGGTAAGGTGATAGTACGATCTGCAGTAGGATCAGCTACAGTAAGTGTAGTTTCATGTGCATCATCAGTAGCACCTTCAAACGTGATATTGACATCTTCTGCTAATGTCAAGTCTCCAGTCATGGTACCACCAGTATTTTCAAAATATCTGTTACCTACCTCTTGTGTCTTATATAAGTTCTGAGTATAGTTATCATTCAGATCTTCTGATTTAATAGCTGAACCTGGATAGAAGGTAGCTGTTAAACTGTCAACATTCGTTTGTCTAAGTATTTTGATTTTAGCTCCACTTGCAGGAGCAGTATTAAATTGTACCGTGGTAGCATTGGC